TAGCAGTCACCGCCGCAGGCGCGTTCACCAACGTGGCCACCGGCAACACAGTAATCCCGAACTCCCGCTGGGAAACCACCGCTGCACTGGGTGCCCTGGGCAACATCTTCATCAAGTAAGGAGCGTCAAGCATGTCGCAAATCAAACTGCTCGATGCCCAGGCTGCGCTTGGCTTCGTGCTCAGTCAGACCACGCACATCGAGCGTCAGGTCAACCAGACCGTATATCCGGACATCCAGTACCAGGACCTGGTCCCGGTCGACAACTCGGCGCCAGAGTGGGTGAAGACCGTCACCTACTTCTCCAGCGACAAGTTCGGCAAGGCCGACTGGATCAATGGCAACTCCGACGACATCCCTCGCGCCGGCTCGGAGCGATCCAAGCTGGAAACCAGCGTGTACACCGCGGGTATCGGTTACGGCTTTGGCCTGGAAGAAATCAGCCAGGCGCAGATGTTGGGGCTGCCGCTTCAAGCTGAAGACGCTGCCGCCGCTCGCCGCGCCTACGAGGAGATGGTCGACAACGTCGCGCTCCGTGGCGACGCTCGCAAAGGCTTCCAAGGTCTTATCGCCAACAGCAACGTTGCCGCCATCGTTGTGCCTACCGGCAACTGGGCAACCGCATCCCCTGGCCAAATGATCGCCGACATCAATGCGGTGCTGATGCCGACTTACTCGTCGACCCAGTACACGTCGATTGCCGATACCCTGCTGCTGCCCTTCGAGAAGCTGCAACAGCTCGCTCAGACTGTCATGCCGAACAGCACCATGACCGTGCTGCAGTTCGTCCAGCAGTCGAACATCTACACGCAGACCACCGGCCGCTCGCTCACCATTCGCGGCATCTACGGACTGCTGACCGCTGGCGCTGGCGGCACCGCGCGCATGGTCGGCTACCGTCGCGACCCATCGGTGCTGAAAATGCACATCCCCATGCCGCATCGTTTCCTGCCTGCCTTCCAGGCCGGTCCGCTGCGCTGGGAAGTGCCGGGCATCTTCCGCCTGGGCGGCCTGGACATTCGCCAACCGAACCTCGTCAAGTACGGGGATGGGATCTGATCATGGCCAAAGTCATCAACAACGCGCGCAATTCGCTTCACCTGCCCGATGGCTCGGTGCTGCCTATGGGGGAGGAAGTCGACATTGCAGGCTGGGGAAAGGTCAAGGGCCATCATGTCCTGTCTACTCTGGTTGAGCAGGGTCTTCTGGTCGTGACCGGCGACGACGGCGGCAGCGGCCCCGAACAGGACAAGGAAACGCTGTTCGCCAAGCTCAAGGCGCTGGGTATTGAGGCTGGTAAGAACTCCAGCATCAAGACCCTGCAAGAGCGCCTGGCCGAGGCTGAGGCGAAAGCCAAGACCGAAGCCATCGCCAAGCTCAAAGAAAAGGGCATCGAGGTCGGCGAAGACGTCACCCTGGAAGAGCTGCAGGCCGAGCTGGCCAAGCAGCAGTAACAACTCGGGCGTTCCGGTCTATCCGGCGCCCACCTATTCGAGACATCCCGATGCCAGACTTCTACGGAACCGTCGCAGCCGCCGACGCCTATCACGCTGCGCGAGCTAATACCGCGTGGACTGGCAATGAAGTGGCGAAGCAGGCCGCGCTGATCCGGGCATCGGCTTACATCGACGGGCGATACCGCAAGCTGATGCCATCGGGCGTTTGGGTATCCCTGTTCCCCGGGACGAAGACCGTTGGCAGGGCACAGGCCCGCGAATGGCCGCGCACTGGCGCCGTCGACTACGAAGGCAACCGGCTTTCCCCAACCGAGGTGCCGGTTGAGGTCGAACAGGCAACCTACGAGGCCGCGATTCGAGAGCTGGTGAGCCCAGGCAGCCTGAGCCCCGACTATGTAGCGTCGCAGACGATCAAGCGTGAAAAGGTCGGCCCGCTGGAGACTGAGTACGTCACCGCAACCGGCGAGGGCGCTGCAGGATCCGTGCGGCCAGTGGTCAGCGTCATTGACGAGATCATCGCGCCGGTACTGGTAGCCCGCTACATGCTTCCGGCAGTGGTGGTGGTATGACCGAGGCCGAGATTCTGGCCGCAATCGACTCGCTCAGCCCTGCGATGCAGATCGCCTATCTTGATCAGATCAAGTCGACCGTCGATGCGGCGGTGATCGCCGAGGTGCAGCGCAAGATCGAGCAAGGCGACGATGAGGGCCTTGTCGTCCTTCTTGGGCTGGGCTCGTTGGCAGTCTTTCTGGAACTGATCAGGGCTGCCTACATCAAGGGCGGCAACAAGCCCAAAGAAAAGCCGCCTGGCGGCAAACCAGTGCAGTTCGATCAGCACCAGGCAGAAGCCCAGGAATGGCTATCGAACAATGCCGCCCGCGCTGCTGATCTGCTGCGAGAGGAAAGCGCCGAGGCTGTTCGGGCTACCTCTGCTGCAGGTCGTACGGTGGGGCAGTCGGCCTATCAGACCGCCCTGGACATCGTCGGACGCACCAACCCGCAGACGGGCAAGCGCACAGGTGGTGTGATCGGCTTGCCAGCAGGTGACGCGCTGACCATCTTGAGAGCGCGGGACCAACTGCAGAGCGGCGACGCTGCTGTGATGCGGGATTACCTTCGCCGGGCTGACCGCGAAAGGCGCATGGACGGAATCGTTACCCGGGCTATCGAAGCCGGGAAGCCGGTTACCAAGGCTGATGCTCAACGCATTACCACAGCGTACGCCGACAAGAAGCTTCGCGCGCATGCCGAACTAGTGGCGCGCCGAAACGCGCATGAGGCGTACAACGCCGGGTTTCATCGCTTCTACGAGCAGCTCATGAGTCAGCCACGACGTCCGGTGCTGGTAGAGAAGCTGTGGCGCAACAAGGGTGACCTCAAAGTTCGTCATGCCCACGTGCTACTGGGTGGGCAGCGAGTCACGCTCTCCCAGGCATTTCAGTCGCCCACCGGCGCACTGTTGATGTTCCCGGGGGATTCCTCCCGCGGCGCTGAGTGGGCTGACCTGGCCCGCTGTCGCTGCACCGTCAGCTACAGGGTGAAATGGTGATGTCCGATATCTACGACCGGGCCAAAGCCACGGCAATACGCATGCTGTCTCCACGCGGAAAGGGCGGCAAGGGACTGGAGATGATCCTGCGCAGGACCGCAGAGGGCGAATACGACCCCTCGACCGGATCGGCGGAGGTTATCGTCAGCGAGTACCAGGGCTCGGCATTTCGAGACGTATTCGAATTGAAGAGCATCGACGGCACGCTGATCCGCCGCGGCGACGTGAGACTTCTGGTTTCGCCGGTGACGGTTGCCGGCGGCGACATGCCAGAACCAGCCGAGAATGACCAAGTCGTGTTCGATGGTGCAACGTACACCGTCATTGCCTGTGATCCATGGAACTATGCCGGCATGGCGGTCGGCTTTGAGGTTCAAGCGAGGCTCTGATGGCTAATAGCATGCGCTCCAAGTACGGCGGTTTGACCAGCAACTTTGCTGCCGCCATCGAGCAGTTCCAGATCGACGCCCTTGAGGCGATCGATCAAGGCATTCGCGATATCGTTGTGCAGGTCGGCGAGTCGATCATCAATCTGAGCCCGGTGGACACGGGGCGCTTCAAAAGTAACTGGATACTGACCCTTGGCGCGCCAGCAGCGCACAGCAACATCAGCACTGATAAAGACGGCGATGAAACCATCGCGAAGCTGATCGCGGCAGTGAACAAAATGGAGCCTGGGGACGTGGCCTATATCGTCAACAACCTGGTATACGCCGTGCCGCTGGAGTATGGGCACAGCCAGAAGGCCCCGACTGGCATGGTCAGACGCACACTGGCTGAGTTCCAGCGGATCGTCGAAGACGTTATCAGGGCGAATAAGGTATGAGCCACCGCACAATCCGGCAGATCTTCGAATCTCGCCTGGCGGCCTGGGCCAAGGCTCGATCCCCAGCGCTGCGAGTTGCCTACGAAGGCGTGACGTTCACCCCGACGAACAACGAAACCTACCTGCGGGCCTACACGCTCCCGGCCGGTACGAACACAAACACCCTGGCCGGTGACCACCGCGCGTACACCGGTGTGTTCCAGGTGAGCATTGTCACGCCATCGGGCAATGGCTCCGGTGCCGCCGAAGGTATCGCCGATGAGATCGCCGACCTGTTCCCGGTCTATCTCCGGCTCAAAAAAGCAGACTTCGAAGTGATCGTTCTGACTCCGGTCGAGCCAGGCCCCGGCGTTATCGACGGGGCGAACTACACCGTCGCGGCGAGCTTCCAGTACCGAGCCGACACCGAATAACCCGCCCATTGGGCAAACCCTGAGACCCGCCCAGTGCGGGTCTCGTCATTTGTGAACGAGGACAAACTCCCATGGGCTACAAGATCCCGAACGGCGGCTACTTCCAGCACGCTGCAACCTACGATGCCGTACTGCCTTTTACCGCGCTGTCGAACGCCGCCGAAGCGGTGGCCACCGTTACCGGTGCGTCCCTGGCTGTGGGCGACATCGTTCTGCTCACCTCCGGCTGGAGCAAGCTTGACAACAAAGTCGTGCGCGTGAAGGCCGCGACCGCGACCGCGATCACGCTGGAAGGTATCGACACCACCGACATCCTCCTCTTCCCCGCAGGTGGTGGCGTGGGCACCATGAAAAAGGTGCTGACCTGGGTCCAGATTCCGCAGGTCATCGACCTGGCGTTCGCCGGCGGTGAGCAGAATTACACGGACGTGGTGTTCCTCGAGGACGACCAGGGCCGGCAGATCCCGACCGATAAGTCGGCTACCAGCATGACGCTGACCATCGCCGACGATCCTGCCAAGCCGTTCAACGCTATTCTGCGTAAGGCCGACGCCCGCAAACAGGTTGAAGCCGCACGGCTCGTGCTGCCCGGTAACGATCAGCTGCTCTATGGCACGTTCACCTCGTTCTCCAACCAGCCAGCGGTAGTGCGCAACAGCGTACTGAGTCGCATCGTGAGCTTGGCCCTGCAGTCCGAGCCCACCCGCTACCTGTCGTAAGGATCCAG